CGCAGGCTGCCGTCGAGGTTCTTGAAGGCCACGCCGATAGCCTGGAAGGCGGCTGCCTGCTCTTTGCCACCGCCGGCGGCGGCGGCCATGTTGAGGCTGAGCTTGCGCACGCCGGTGGCCAGCGCCTCGATCGGGGTGCCGACCACCTCGCCGGCGTAGCGCAGGGCGGAGAGGCTTTCGGTGGCAATGCCGGTCTTTTCAGACAGATCGTCGAGCATGTCGAGCATGTCCACGGCGCCCTTGAGCGCTGACACGCTGATGGCGCCCGCGGCCACGCCGCCCAGCACGCCAAAGGCGGCACCCAGGGCGCCCACGCCGCCGGCGGCGGCCCTGGCTTCGTCGGCCAGGCCGCTGAGCTTGCTCTTGGCCGTGCTGAAGGCGTTGCCGGTGCGGTCTTCGGCCGTGAGGATGATCTTGGTTTCGTTGCCGGTGGCCATCAGGCGGGTGCTCCTGCGTTGTGGCGATCAGGGCTCGCGTTGCTCGGCCCATGCGGCCAGCGTGGCGGCTTCACAGGCCTGGATGCCGGCAAAGGCGCTGCGCAGATCGTCGCCCTCCAGCCCTTGCAGGTCCAGGTAGGCGCGCACGCCGGCGTAGTCCAGCCCGGTGGCGCCGGCCATGCCGGTGCGCCATTGGGTGCGCACGCCCTGCCAGCATTGCCAGGCCTGCACGTTGCACGGCCAGAGGTAGAGGGTGCGAACGGGCTCAACCACAGCGCCGCCCAGCAGGCCGGCGCCGGCCAGGGCGTGCGCGAGTGGACTGTTGGGGTCGGGCGGCGGGTCATGGCGTGGGGTGCTCTGGCTGGCGAGGGCTCGGGCCAGAGCCTCTAGTTTTTTTCCTTTACCGAGACCTCGACGCCGTAGCTCTTGAACATCAGCGAGGCCAGGCCGGGCACTTTGCACAGGCGGCGCAGGGCGTCGAGGCTGAAGTCGACCGGCGCGCCGTTGCCGTCGCGCACGCCGTCCCAGCCGGTGACCACGCCGCAGAGGAAGTCGCTGAAGGTCACGCTGGTCTCTTGCGCCAGCGCGTCCTTGTATTCGTCCACGTCCAGGCGGTGGGCGATGAGGTCGAAGCTGGCGGGCTTTTCGACGCCGGCGCCGTCTTTGGTGGTGAAGCGCACGGTGAATCGCACCGTGTCGCTGATTTCGATATTGAAGGCCATAGGTTCCCCGATGATGAAAAAACGCCCCGATAAAGGGGCGCAGCGGGCAGACTCGGGGGAGGATCTGACGGACGGCCGAAGCCGCCCCGCTGCGCCTATCTCATGCCGGCCCCGCTCAGGCGCCGTAGCCGACCATGCGGCCGTCCAGGCTGATGGCAGCCTTGACCTTGAGGGCGTTGCCCTTGCTGATCTCGACCATCTCGCTGGCGATCAGGTTGCCGTAGCCGTAGAGGCGGCCGCCGCCGGGCACGACGATCTTGATGGCGACCTTGGTGAAGGTGCGGGTGATGCCCAGCATGGCCTGCCAGGTGGCGTTGGTGGCGTCGTAGCCCAGGCCCATGTCGATGCTCATGGCCTCGAAGCCGATGGGCGTCTTGATGTCGTTGCGCCGGCCCAGGGGTGAGACGGTGCCGTACTTGGGGCCGCCGCCGGTGCTGGAGATGTCGAGGATCTGCGGGATTTCGGTCCAGGCGCTGACCAGCTGCGTGGTGCCGGTGCCGGTGCCCGCGGGGTAGTAGGTGGTGGAGCTGGAGTCGAGGCCCTCGAGCTGGAAGGTGTCGGCGCTTTGCTGGTCGACTTCCCAGATGGTGTTGTTGGCGTCTTCCCAGCCGGAATTGAACAGTACCGGATCGAGGTCGGTGTAGCCGTGCGAGGTGGAGGTGGCCACGGCCGGGTTGGCGTTGGTGACGGCGCTGACGGTCTTGGCGCCGGCGAACGTGGTGCTGTAGTAAACCTTGGAGCCTTCGGGGTAGTAGTAAGCCATGGTGGTGGGCCTTTCGAGTGGTGCGGGTGGGTTGCGTGGGGGTTCAGGTGGCGACGGTGGGGGCGCCGGATGCGGTCTGGTAAAGCACTTGCCAGCCCTGGCGGACTTCGGCGATCAGCTGGCTGGCCTGCCCGCTGACGGTGGGGTCGGCGCTTTGCAGCAGCAGCGGCGATTTGGCCAGGCCGCCCAGGCGGGCGGTGGACTCGCTGGCGTACAGCGCGGCCTCCACCTGAGCGGCCAGCGCGCGGCTGGCGGCGGCGGCGCCGCTGCCAGTGCAGACGCTGATGATGTCAACGGCCATGCGGCGGTCTTGCGCAAAGGGGAAGCCCATGCCCATGGCGTCGATCTGCTCGGGGCCGGCGGTGATGACGATGGCGGGCAGCATGGCGGCTGTGAGCTCGTCGGGGTGGTCCACGTACACGCTGGCGCCCGCGGCGGTGCTGGCGGCCACGAGGGTGGCGGCCAGGGCGTCGAGGATTTGCTGGGTGATGTGGGCGGTGGTGGCCATGGCTCGGGTGTCTCCTCGGGTCAGGCTTCGCGCAGCTGCAGCACAATCCAGCCGGTGCTGTCGGGCGCCGGCTTGGAAACCGTGTAGCCCACGCCGTTGACCGTGATGGCGCTGCCCCAGTCCACATCGGCCACGTCGCTGGCCAGGCATTGCAGCGTGGGGGCGGTGTCGCCCACCAGGCCGCCGAGCGCGCTGGCGTAGCCGTTGTCGAACACCGCGTTGAACTCGAACAGCACGCCGTGCGCGTTGATGGCGCTGGCGCTGGCATTGGAGACATGCCGGATGGCCGCCGTGTTGAGGCGGTTTTCCAGTGCGGCGAAGGACTGTGACATGGTGCGGGCCGGCGGCGTGCTGCGTCAGCGATGGATCAGGTCGCGACCGGCAGGTATTGGCCGATCTTCATTTCCACCGTGCTCGACGGGTTGGCGGCAGCCGCGACGGCCACGCCGACGCACTGCTGGGCGGTGGTGGTCTTGTTGACGACCTTGTTGGTGGCGTCCCAGAAGAGACGGTCGCCCACGCTGATGGCCAGCGCGCTGGTCTTGCCGATGGTGACGACGCCTTCGGTGATGAATTCACCGGCGGCACCGTTGGCCACGCTGTTGATTGCGACGCCGAACAGGCCGGCACCGAACAGGTAGCCGATGCCGACAGCCACATCGGCCGCCGGGGTGAGGGTGAGGGTTGCGCCCTCTTTGATGTAGGTCTTCATGGTGCTGAGCTCCGGGTGGTGAGGGGGTGCGGGCCCGGCGCCTTGCGACGCCGGGGGTGGCTATCAGCCGATGGCCTTGTACAGGCCGCGGAAGTCCACGGCCTTGGCGGCGAAGTCGAGGCGGCACTTGTAGGAGACGCCATCGGTCTCGAAGCCGACCTCGGACTCGATCACCGGGCCTTCGGCGCCGTCGAGGTAGCAATACTCGACGGTGTCGACCTGGGCGCTGGAGGCGGCCAGATACCAGGCGGTGGAGCTGTTGGCGTCCAGCACGGGCTCGACGATGGGCGTCAGGGCGGTACGGCCACCGGCGCGGAATTCGTTGATCTCGGCCTTGGTGGAGGGCACGTAGTTGGCGCTGGTGAGGTTGTAGGCCGTTTGCTCCAGCGCGGCGGGCACGATGAGGTAGGACGGCGCCAGGTTCAGCTCTTCGGCCTGCAGGCCTTTTTGCAGGCGCATGGCGGTGCGCCCGGTGGTGAGGGTGCCGATGGCCAGGCCGGCGCCGCTGGCGACGTAGTTGGCATGGCCGCCGGCCGTGGTGAGGGCCGTGGCGTTGAACAGCAGGCCGCCGTCGGCCAGGGCGGCGTTGGCGGTGAGCTGGCTGTAGACGGTGCGGTTTTCCAGGCGGCGGGCGGCGAAGCCGAAGGCGGTGACCAGGCGCTCGAAGGCGCGCAGGTCGTCGTTGACGATGGCCTGGCGGGTGAGCGAGACGATGCGGCCATACGTCAGCACGGCGTAGGACTCGGCGCCGTCGGTCATGGCGCCGTACTTGAATTCGCCGGCTTCGTTGGTCTGCAGCAGATCAGGGGCGCCGGCCAGCTGCACGATGCTCATGGATTTGAAGTCGGGCGCGTTGGGCGCGCGGCGCGCCCACAGGGCGTAGGTGCCGGCGTTTTCGTCATAGGCGGAGCGCAGGCGCTTGTTGGCGACGTTGGCGAACAGGCTGGAGAAGTCGCTGGTGCCCATGGGGCCGCCCGAGCGGAAGTGCAGCATGCGCGAGGCCAGGGTCATGCGGTCGAGGCCGCGCGTGTTCTGGCCGTGGGCCTCGAGGAAGTCGCGGCCCATTTCGATCAGGCTCAGGCCACGGAAGCGCCGGCCGTTGTCGTCGAGTGGGGTGCCGACGCTGACGCGGTGCAGGATGGCCTGCTCGATGCCGGCCAGGCGGACTTGCATTTCGTCCTGGACGGTCTCGATGCGGCCGACGTTGCGGTGGCCACCGGAGGCGGCATCACGGCGGGCCAGCTCGGCCAGGACTTGCAGGCCGGCATCGGCGGTGCTGGTGCCGGCGCGGATCATGCCACTGGCCAGCTGCGGCACGCCGTGACGGGCGCACAGGTCGGCAATGTCGGCGGCGCGGGTGTCAGCGACAGGGACCGGCGCGGGCGCCGGAGTGATGACGGGTGCGGGGGCCGGCGTGGGTGCGCCGCCTGCGGCGAGGTTGTCTTCCATGGTGCGGGTTCCTTCAGGAGGGAGGGTTGCGGCGGTGATGCCCACCGTGGGCGGGATGGGAGCGGCCGGCGCTGCCAAGGCGCCGGCTGCGGTGATGTATTCGCAATCGACGCCTCGGTTGGCCTCGCTTGCTGCGCGGGTGCCGGTGTCGGCGTCGAACGGAATGGGGACGAAACTGATTTCGGCGGGCATCCAGTCGACGGCGCGGTACAGCGGCACGGTGCCGCCGTCGGTGCGGTTGGCGGCGCTGATGATTTCGTATTTGCGGACGTTGTAGCCCACGCTGATGTTCTTGACGATGCCGCTCTCGATGTCACGCACCAGGCCGGCGATGTCGTCACGATCGGACAGGCGCACGGTGGCGCGGCCTTCGGCGCCGTCGATCCAGGCGCGATCGACCACGCCGATCTGGCTGGACAGGTCGTAGGCGGCGTGGGTGTTGAGCACGGGGGCCTGGCCGTTGTTGAGGCGGGAGAGATCCACGGCGTCGGTGCTGACGACCAGCTCTTCCTCGTAGACCTGACCGCTCCAGAAGTCGAATCGGCGGCCACGGGCTCCGGTGGTCCAGACGACTTCGACGGTGCGCGCTTCGGCGTTGAAGGTGGACGGCGCCACCGTGGCGGCGCGCTGCTGCGTGGGGAGGAAACGGGTCTGCTGGGCTTCAGGCATGGGGCGGATGATTCGCCTTTGCCTGTCTCATTTCCCGGAAAACTGAGACGATTTGTGCAGACGTGAAAAAGCCCGCGCAAGGCGGGCCTGTTGGGTGCTGTTTTCAGAGCGTCAGGGTGTTGATGCGGGTGGGGCCTGGCCGGTCTGGATCTGCAGCATGATGTCGAGCGTGCCGTCGGCGCGCAGGCGGTCGAAGTCGGACTTCAGCTCCTGGAACACGAGCTCGGGTTTGTAGCCGCGCTTGCGCAGTTTCTCGCTGATGGTGGTGAGGCCGCCGCTGATCTCGGCCAGGTCGGCCTTGACGTCTTGCTCGGGGTTGACGTAGTCCCACTTGGGGGTGGCCCAGTCGACGGCGCGATCGGCGGCGCGCATCTTGCCGGCCATGGCTGCGGCGTCGACAAATGCGTTCCAGATGGGTTCGCACAGGCGGGGGATCAGGGTGAGCCACTGCACGGATTCGGCGTTGCGCCGGAATTCGAGCATGCTGACGCGGGCGCTGCTGAAGTTGACCTCGCGCACGTCGCCGGTCATCATTTCGTAGGTGATGCCCATGCCGGCGGCGATGAGGTGCAGCTGGTATTTGACGTAGTCCACATACCCGCCAGCGGCCTTGGGCTCGACGACGGTGAGGCTGACGCCGGTGGGCACCTGGGTGATGCCGCCGCTGGCCAGGGTGCCCAGCTCGCCGGTTTGTTTGACGGTGGCCTGGTCGGCGCTTTCGCTCATGCTCAGGGTGCTGGCGTCGCCGCTGGCGAGCACGCTGAGGCGGGTTTCCAGGTTCTTGCGCTGCAGCTCGGCATCTTCATACAGCTGCACATCGCGCACGCGGGCGATGACCGGGGCCAGGCGGGTGAAGCCCCTGCCCTGGCCTGGGCGCTGGGGGTTGAACAGGTGGATGACGCGCTCGGCCGGCACAGGGTAGCTGGCGGCTTTGGCGCGGCGGCCGGCGACCAGCTCGCCAGGGTGTTGGTCCCACAGCCAGTAGGCGACGATTTTGCCGAGCACGTCGTACTCGACGCCGTTCATGATGGTGTTGGGACCGTTGCTGCCCATCTTGGCGCTGTCGAGCCAGTCGATTTCGAGCACCTGGATCTGCAGGGGCACGGGCAGGCCGTCTTCCACACGGCGGGCGCGCAGGCGCAGGAGTACTTCGCCGTCTTGCTCCATGGCGCGGTAGGCCATGGCCTGCAGGCCGTAGAGGTCGGACTTGCCATCGGCATCGGCGACCTTGGCCCATTGTGCCCACAGGGCGTCGATCTTGTCGCCGTTGGTGGCCAGGCTGCGCGGGGTGATGCCGGTGCCTATGGTGTTGGCCACCAGGCTTTCAAGGCCGCGGGCGATGTACGGCACGTTTTGCACCAGGGCGCGGGCGCGGGTGCGCAGGATGGCGCCGTCGGCCAGGTGGTCGGTGTTGGCGCTGGCGCCGGCGCGGCGGGGACGCCAGCCGTCTTTCTGGCTGGCGCCTTCATAGGCGCGGGTGAGCATTTCACGGGCACGCAGGCGGCGCATGCCGGCGTTGGGGTTGAGGGCACCGATGAAGCGGTCGATCAGGGTGGTGGCAAGGCTGGCCATGGCGATCAGTCTCCGCGTGCGGTGGCGAAGCGAACGGCGAAGCTGCCGCGGCGCACGCCGCTGGTGCCACTGCTGGACGCGCCGGCCAGCTCGGTGGCGATGTCGTCGCGGGCCTTGCGCAGTTCTTCGACACTGCGGTAGACGACCTTGCGCCCGCCGACTTCGACGGATTGTTCGCCGCTGGCAATGGCGGCTTTTACGTTGTCGAGGTCGGTTTGTGTGTAGGCCATGGCGTGAGCGGTTGGTTGGGCTGGCCTGCCTGTTGCGGGCCGTGCAGGCGCTCACGGTAGGCCTTCGGGTGTCTCATTTCCCGGAAAATTGAGACGATTTCAGTCGTCTCCGTCTGGATAAAGGTCTGGCTTTCTTAGGTCCGCCTTTTTTCTTAACAGACGATCAATGTGCTGTTGCAGCAGTGTTTCCGGGTAATAAACACGGTTCCCGATTCGGACGTATTCAGGCCCTTGCCCGCGCTTTCTCCAGGCCTCAACAGTTCCTTCTGTTGCGCCGCTAAGAAGAATCCAATCTTCCTCGGTAATCAATCCAAGCTTTTCAGCGATGGCCGCCCGATGTTTATATTGATTTTGATCATTTACCATGATTTACAAGCTTTTTTAAGGTTAAACTTATTGAAATTTTGATTGCATTTTCCCCAACATTTCAGCCAGCTTTTTGGCTGGCATAGAGCCTTCAATTAGCCGTGCATCTCTCTTAATGTCTGCATCAAATACTTTTGTCAGTTGGTCAGACAATGTGGTAACTGATCCTTTTGCTCCGCATTCGCTTTTGAATTCAAGCCGAACAGGATCAAAAATGCATTCGCATAAAACGCTTTTCATTGGCTCAAACTGAGCAGACACATGCATTGGGCAATCGAGCGTCAATGTTCCATCTTCATTCCAGCCTCCGCTCGCGATTGCCATCCTTAGTGATTGGCGGCGCTTCAGCGTGTATTGATCAATGGTTTGGTTTATGTCCATGGATTGCTTTCAATAGTTGAATTTTTAATTATTTCCAGATCCGTGGTGTCGCAAAACCTACATATGGTTTTGCGGCATTGCTGAAATGTGGTATGGCTTCATGAAATTTTTCTTCCGGGCTGCTTGAGCACCCGGTACACGGTGGCCCGGCTGATCTGCAGGCGCCGGGCCACCTCGGTGGCATTGCGGCCGTTGAACAGGGCCAGCACCTGGGTGACGGTTTGCTGGCGCGCAGTGGGTGGACGTGCGGCGATGTAGCACTCTTCGCCACGGAACTCTGAGCGGACGGCGGCCTTGGTGTGATCAATCTTGTCGGGTGGCAGGCCGGCGATCTGCGGGAATTCGGCCATGAGGTAGTCGAAGATGCGGTCGACCAGGTCGGGCTCTGCGGCGATCAGGTCTTTTAGGGCGGGCGGCTTTGTCATGACGGTGGAGTGCAAGGCGTTACCAGTCTCGGCTGAAGGTGCGCGCGGCCTTTGGTGCGGGCGTGGCGTCGGGTTGTGTTTCACTCCGTTTTTTATAGCTGTCTGTGGCAGGTTGGCGCCGGGGCGCATCTGTTTTTTCGGTGTTCTGGTCGGGCTGGCTAAACAGGTCCGGCTCGCGCGGCGCGTATTTGGCCTCGCGGCGGTCCCAGCCGGGGTCGCGGTAGGTCTGGATGCCGAGGTAGCAGGCGGCGGCGTAGGCGTAGACCTGGCAGTCGCCGGCTTCTTCGCGCTTGCCGCCGGGGGTGATCCAGCGTAGGGATTGTTTGCCTTGCACCACCACGGGCATCAGGCGCGCGGCGGTCATCTGGTCGAATTCGTCCGTCTGCACCAGGCTCTTGGGCAGGTGGATATAGCCGGGTCCGACTTGCGTGATGCGCATGCGGCCGTACAGCAGGTGCTTGGCGGTGTCGGTGCCGATGCTCCAGAGCTTGAGGCTGCGCGGCACGGTCTTGCCGCGCCAGCTCACGTCGATGAGGCTGGGCTTGCCGATCACCGGGCGGCCGTAGGTGCTGGCGCCTTTGACGGCCAGCACCTGGGCGTGGGCGTGGTTGCGGCAGTAGGCGTAGACGGCGTTGGTGTTGTGGCCGCCGGTGTCGATGGCGGTGGCCTCGATCAGCATCTGGGCGCCGCTGGCGTGGACGATGGGGGTGCGGCGGATTTCGGTGAGGCGCGTCCACGGGCTGCCGGGGGTGCCTTCGTCGAGGTTGGGGTCGCCGTAGATGATGTGGCGGGCCACGAGCCAGGATTCTTCGCCGCGGCCCCAGGCCCAGACGCGGGCCTCCAGGCGGTCGGGCTGGACGTCAACGCCCTGGGTGAGCATGAGGCCGCCGCGCGGCACGGTGCCGAGCTGGTAATCCTCAGCCCTTGCGGCCAATGCGGCGGCATCACCGCCCTCGCCTTTGACTTCCCAGGTCTCGGCCAGCACGGTGTTCACAAAGGTCTTCATGCGGCTGTTGTCGCCCTGGCGGCTGGCTTGCACGGCCTCGGTGAACTGGTGCACGATGTCGGACCAGGTGACCCAGCCCAGCGGGGCGTACAGCGCGTTCAGGTGGTAGCCGGTCAGCACGCCGGGGCGCTGGCCGGCGCGGGTGGGCACCCAGCGGCCCGCGGTGAGCATGGCGGGCTTGTGGTGCTCCAGGATTTCGCAGCCGTTGTGCGCGCAGACGTAGCGCACGGTGCCTGGCACGTAGTGGTCGGATTCGTCCTTGTCCCAGCGCAGGCCGTGGGGGGCCTTGGTGCCCATCTCCAGCGGCTGGTATTCGCCGCAGTGTGGGCAGGGCACATGGTAGACGCAGGCGTTGCTTTGCAGGTAGCTGGATTCGATCTGGCTGAAGTGCTTGATGGTGGGGGTGCTGGTTTTCAGCACCTTGCGCCGGGCAAAGGTGCTGGTGCGCTTTTCGGCCAGGACGATGGGGGAGCCTTCGCCGTCGACGTCTTGCGGGTAGGCGTCGGTCTCGTCCAGGAACAGGTAGCGCACGGGCATGGAGCGCAGGCTGGCGGCGCTGTTGGCACCGGACACAACCAGCACGCCGCCGGCAAAGTCTTTCATCAGGGTGGTGTTGGCATCGTCGCGGCTGCGGTTTTCGCGGACCTTGCGGCGCAGGGCGGGCGTTTCCTCCAGCATGGGGGCGATGCGCTGGCGGCTGAATCGCTTGGCCATGTCGGTGGTGGGCTGCACGCACATGACGGGGCCGGGCTCGTTGTCGATGATGTAGCCCAGCCAGTTGTTGCCGGTCTCGGACTTGCCCAGCTGCGCGGCGAACATCACGACCACCTCTTGCACGGTGCTGCGGGCGGATAGATCGTCCATGATCTGGCGCAGGTAGGGCGTGCGGTCGGTGCGCCAGGGGCCGGGCTCGCTGGAGGATTTGCCCGACAGCATGCGGTTGGCGTCGGCCCATTGGCTGACGGTCTGGTCGGCGGGCGGGCGGAAGAATTCGGCGAACATGGCCGCGGCCATGGCATCGGCGCGGGCAAAGTCGGCGGGGAGGTCGTGGGCGCCCATGGTGCGGATGGTCAGGCGGTGGTGCGGGCCGGCTCTTCGCGGCTCAGTTCGGCCAGGGCCTGGCGGATTTCGTCTTCCAGCAGCAGGGTGACGGCGGCCAGGTCGGTCTCTGCGGCCAGCACGGGGGCCAGGCGCGACGGGATCTGCAGCAGGGCGTCGCGGGTGGAGGCGATGCGGGCGGCCCAGGTGGCGCGGACGGCGGAGACTTGGATCACATCGCCCTGCATTTCGGCCAGTTTCAGGCGGGCGATCTGCGCTTCAGCGGCTTCGCGCAGGGTTTTGGCGACGTGGTAGCTGGTGATTTCTGGTTCTGTCGAGGTTTCTGGTGTTTGAGTGGCGGCTGGCGTGGCTGGCTCTTGCAGAGATGCTGTGGTTTTTCCGCTTGGGCGCACGCGGTTCATCAGGGCATGTTTTGCCAGCTCGAAGTCGATCAGGCCGTCTTTGTCTTTTGAAAGCACGCCGCGCTTCACCAGCTCATGCACGGCCTGTCTCGATACGCCAAGCTGGCGCGCGAGCCCCGACTCAGTGAGTCTTTGAATGTTTGTCAATGGATTTGATGCCATCGAAAAATTCCAGGTAGAAGGCGTGCAGGTCGCGGTTGGCGTGAATGGTGCTTTGTTCGATGCGGGGGTTGGTGTTGACGTTTGCGCTGGATTCGACGGTCAGGTAGTACGCCTCGGCGGCGTTGCTGGCCAGCGTGATCTTGCTGTGGTTTTTGGCGACGATCAGGCGCGCTCCGTAGGCTTCGCACATGGATAGCATTTGCTCGTATTCGTCGCCGTAGCTGCCTGGGAAGATTTCGCCGGCGTATAGGTCAAACTGCTCGATTCTCCCGGCGTCGAGCCAGGCCGAGATTTCAGTCAGGTCGTTTTTGGCGATGCACCAGGTGGACATCAACAGGTGGTCAAGGTGCGACACGCCGGCCAGGATGTGGCGAACGTAGCTCAGGGCATCAATGTCGCCCCGGCTGGCGACGTGCCAGGATTCACCGTCTGCGAAGCGGGCGGGCAGGATCTCGGCCAGCGTGGCTTCGGCGTTGGCGCGACGCATGTGGTGGCGGTTGGCGCTTTTTTGTGCGACGGCGCGTCGGGTTTCGCGGCGATCAGCGGCCGCTTGGCGCGAGGCACGGCGGACCTCTTCTGGGTCAAATCCTGAAAATAGGTCTGTAGTTAGCATGTCAAGGCCTTTGTCAAGCAATTGACAACATTGCCCACTAGCGAATTCACGCGGCGCGAATGACC